ACACGCTTGGCAGCAAGAATCAATGACTTGAGAGAACTTGGTCACATCATTCATACAGAACCCGTGACTAAAGGTAATAAGACTTATGCTAGGTATCACTTAATACAGGAGAAACAACATGGCAGACTTTGAAGTAGCAGATGGCACTAGCTTTATGTGGCCAAACAAAAAGACCAGTGAGAATCAACCTGACTGGAAAGGTGAGATGAACTATCAAGGACAGAAACTCAAGTTTGCTCTGTTCAAGAAAATGACTAAGAACGCCCAGGAATACGTCCTACTCAAGATCGAGGATGATTCTTGGAAGGATAAGAACCAACAGACTTATCCTAAAGAAGTCACTAAACCGTATGAGAGTGATGTGCCCTTCTAGGTAAGTTATTGATTATAAAGGTTTTATGTCTAAATCACAACGTATCAAGGGAGCGAATTATGAACGCGATATTGTTCACGATCTGGCTGACTATCTCGGTGTGGACTGTGCTCGAAACCTTGAACAGACAAGGGATGGTGGTGCGGATATTGTTCTGGATCGCTTTGTTATCGAGTGTAAGCGGCGTGCTGGTATTGCTGTTTATGACTGGGTAGACCAAGCTCAAGCTGCTTGTAAAGAAGGACAGACACCTATTGTGGTGTGCCGTGCTGACAGGAGAGAAAGCCTGGCTATTATGAAATGGTCAGACTTTCTCACCCTACTAGGAAATGAAATCAAATGAACGAACGAATTGCTAAACTTTACGATCAGGCTATTGTGATTGAAGACGGTGAAGATTATGTTTGCGGTGAATTGGATATAGAAAAATTTGCCGAGTTGATTGTGCGGGAATGTATTGATACTGCCTTTCATAGAGGTCATCCTGATTTAGAATTTTTGTTGAAACATTTCGGAGTTGAAGAATGAACGAACAAATTAAACTACTTTGGGAAGAAGAAAGTAACCAACTTTTTATTGAAAAAAGCAATCTACGTTTAAAAACTATGCTCGAAAAATGGCGAGATGAAATGCAAGATGATGAACGCTTTTTCGAGATGTTAGAGAAGTGGCAAGTAAAAGTGAAAGAAGAAATCAGAAAGGAAATAGAAGACTTGTTGTCGATTTATCGATAAACGAGCTTAAGAACAACCCCTAGAACCTGTACTAGAGTTGTATGAGTGCTTCCATGCAACCGATTAGGACGTTAAGGGGCAGACGTTACAGGCAGCCCCACTTACACTAACCATAAGGAAATGTTATGTCTGAAGAAAAACAACCACACATCTTTGTAGCCACTCCTATGTACGGGGGAATGTGTACGGGTTTCTACACCCAGTCCATCATGTTGTTACAAAAGCAATGCCATGAAAGAGGCATCAATATTACCTTCTCTTTCATGTTCAATGAGTCTCTGATCACCCGTGCTCGTAACGGTATGGCACATGGCTTCCTGGGTTCTGAAGCCACTCACCTACTCTTTATCGACTCAGACATACGTTTCCATCCTGATCACTTCTTTAAGATGCTAGAGGCTGACAAGGACATTATCTGCGGTATCTATCCCAAGAAAGAGATCAACTGGGATACCGTCAAGATGGCTATGGACAATGGCGTACCTAACGATCAATTGAAGTGGCATACCGGTTCTTTCGTGGTCAACCTGTATAACTATTCTGGTAGCGTCACCGTGCCTGTCAACGAACCTATTGAGATATACAACGGTGGTACAGGCTTTATGCTGATCAAACGCCAGGTATTCGAGGAGCTAAAGGACAAGGTAGGCTACTACACAAACAACGTCACAGACCTGGCCAACAGCCTACAAGCTGAACGTATCTATGAATACTTCACCACAGCTATTGATGACGAAACAGGCGTACTACTTTCTGAGGATTACTACTTCTGCAAACTGGCTAGAAAGAATGGCATCTCAGTTTGGGCGGCCCCCTGGGTATCACTGGCACACGTAGGCACATACTGCTTTGAAGGGCAGTTGTTACCCGCACCATGATGAACGCACTTGACCTGGGCTGCGGCCCTAATCCACGTAACCCTTTTGCTGCTGACCTTGTATACGGTGTTGACCTGCAAGACTTTGGAAACCCGTTGATCAAGGTAGCAGACCTGGCTATTCAACCCATACCGTTTGATGACAACAGCTTTGATTACTTAACGGCCTATGACTTCCTAGAACACATTCCTAGACAGTTATACCTCACTGATGCTGCTAAAGGTGGTGTAGTGCGCCTATACCCCTTTGTGCAGGTCATGAATGAGATTTGGCGGGTTCTGAAGCTAGGCGGTACGTTTATGTCTAGCACCCCTGCTTTCCCTCATGCGGCGGCCTTTCAAGACCCTACACACGTCAATTACGTCACGCCTGATACGTTTGGGGAATACTTTGATGAATTTAAGACTTGGGGTAAGAACTATGGCTTTAAGGGTAAGTTCTCCATCAAGGCTATGGATTACTTTGGGCCACACTTGGTTGTCACAATGACTAAACTTAGCAATGATATTGTCTAAGCGTAGTTACTCCTCTCGCACTGCAAGTGCGTTAGCCCCTGTGAACAAACCAGGGGTTTTTTTTACCGTTTTGCGGTACGCTTGGACTTACGAAATGCTTCAGCAGTTGGAGCACCTTTACTACCAGGCTTCCTCATGCGCTCTTTTGACCCGCGTTTTATCCGTTCTCTCTTGCGGTGGATATTTGCATACAGTCCGTCTTTCATCTACACCCCCATCGTCTACGCGCGGCCTTCCCCCGCTCACCTTTCCAGTGTTTCGAGCGAGCACAAAATGATCTGTGCCTTGCTCCTGATTTTTGTGGTGCTTTTAGGTTTGATCCTGTGGCTCGGTTATATTTTGCTCTGCCTTTTGCGGTTAAACCTCCCCCTTTGGAAACGGATTGTTTCTCGCCGCGCCCGACTGAAAGGTTTGTATCACTCATATTTACGTGTTCCTGACCGATCTATGATCAAGGCTTGGCCGCGAGGCAGCTCACCTAAACGTGATGGTACAGACACATGAGTCCATCTGTCGAACTCTCTGATGATTTGGTCAAAAGGCAAGTCACTACCAATCACAGCTTTGCAGACCTCGTCAGGCGTCATGCCAGGCACGCGTATGTCAGCAGCGCAGCCCAAGATGTGTTGACTAGTACCTTTAGAACCTACTGCTTCGTTTACTGCTATGGAGCGGTAAGCGGAATTTACCATGATCGGTTTGCCGCCCAACAATACCTTTACTCGCTCAAGAAACTCAGCCAGCCGAGTTAGATTGGCTTTTGCTTCATCATTAGGCGTGTTGTCTAACTCACGGTGCTCAGTGATCGTCAGTTCTTCTAGCGTAAAGTGTGGTGTTAGGTTCATTTGTTTATAGGCGTACTGTTATGAATCATGTGATCTTTAGCCTGACTAGAAGCACTAGAGCCAAAATAAAACGCAATGATTCCAGTCCAGGCCGTTCCCAAACTACCTAACATAATATCGACTTCAGCAGCTTGTTCAATCTTTCCTGTCATCAAGCCTACCAGTATTCCGAAGAATCCCACTGTGACAATAATTGCGAGAAAAGAAGGTATCCAGCTTTTGACAGTGGTTTGCATTTGCCTAGCACTGGCTCTGTCTTCATTGCCTAACTTGGCAAAGTCTAATCCTAGTTCTTGTGCCTTGGCCTTGATAGCAAGTTCAGCTTGTTGAATGGCCGCTACTTGCTCACCAGTTAGCTTACCTGTCTCAATAGTCTTTTGTACGTCATCACCAGACATACCCAAAGCAGACTCAAGAGCACCGACAGCCATTCCCGCTACAGGACTACCAAGGGCTGACGCAACAGTGGGTGCTAACTTCTCTAAAGTATCTAACCAATCAGCCATTTTTCCTCCCTGCTAGTAATGACACAATCACTGCAACTAGCTGCAATGTCCACTGTGTCGTATCACCCGTCTGTTCACACGGTATAGCATCAAAATTACACACTGCACCTACCGTTCCAGAAATAGCTACTACATACACCAGTAGCCAGATCAGAATAGTTTCGTGGTTCACTTTTTGTTCCACAGTTCAAACAACGTCTTAATCTTTTCTTCTACTACGCCAATCCGTACATCCATCTTAGCTA